TATTCTTGATCGTGGCAGCAGTCTTAGCTCCGCCACGATGGGGTGTAGGTGATCCGAGCTTAACACCACGCGCTTTCTTTTCAGCGAGTGCTGCCTTGGTGCGTCGGCTAATCTCTTCGCGTTCATGCTGCGCGAACACGGCACGAATACCAAACTCTAATGTACCCATACCCGGCATATCAGCAGCCTCAATCTCCACACCACTGTCACGCAGCGTGAATAAGAATGAAGCAGAGCGAGACAGTCGGTCTAGCTTGGCTATAAGGATAGCAGCATCCTCACGTTGGCAGTGTGCTAACGCTTTAGCTAACTCTGGGCGGTCGTTATCCTTACCGCTTTCCACTTCCGTATATGTGGCTATCACCTTATCCATATACAGACAGGCCATTGTCTGCTGGGCCTCAAGGCCAAGTTGACTACGGCCTTGCTTATCAGTAGATACGCGCAGATAGAGTACATACTTGTCATGCCTAAACATTGTTTACCCCCGTTGTGTTTATGTGCTATCAGTGTTATATAACATTGAAAGCATATCCCGCAATAGCAAACGGTAAAAAAATATGAGTGAATATAAACCTTGTATGCTCAGGCTTCGTGTCGAGACGCATCATATGCTGCGCGAGGCTGTAGAGAAGAGCGCGCACCGCAGCATGTCAGCATTAGCAGACGAAATAATTTACACTGCATTAGCGCGAGTGCTTCAAGAAGAAGAGAGCCGCACCAGCGTTGACCGAATGATTAGTGCAGCAAGACGTTGATTAACGGTAGACAAAAAGGTGCAGCGTTTGAACGCCAGATTGCTGGTATGCTGTTCGATGAAATTGGAATAAAATTTCAAAGAGACATCGAGCAATACAGGCAATCGCAACTCTGCGATCTGCGCCCTATTGATTGCGATGACTGGCCGTTCGCTATTGAATGCAAGAGGTACGCCAGTGGCAATACTTATAAACCAGAGTGGTGGGGTCAGACTTGCTTGGCTGCATCACGCTCTAATCTAGAGCCAGCGCTTATATATAAGTATGACCGCGCACCTATTCGTTGCGTCGTCTCGCTTCAAGCATTAGCAATGTCGGTTGGTAAAGACGTGGGCATTGGATGGATTAAAACAGCAGAGCTAGACTTTGATACGTTCTGCTATGTAGCAAGAGAGTTAATGTGCGTCCAAGATACGAAAGACCAGCCGACTTAACTGTCGAGCGTAAGGTCCAAGCACAACTGGAGAGGAAAGGAATACAGCTACACAAGCTGCCCGTTTCTTATCGCCTAGATTTTGCCATGTTCAAAGACGGCAAGCTCAAAGGATGGGCAGAGATAAAGGCACGGAACAATAGCCACGATCATTACCCAACGCTGATGATATCACTGGGTAAGGTACTGGCTGCGAGGCAATTAGCAGACGTGAGCGGCACTCGTTCTATTCTGCTAGTGCAGTATCTTGACGGATTATTTTGGTGCGATTTCGCATCACCGTTTGAGGTACGGATCGGAGGTCGATACGACAGAGGAGACTCAGATGATGTCGAACCTGTCGCTCACTTCCAAATCGAAGCGTTCACAATGGTGTGAGCGTAATTCAACGTAAGGAAAGAAAAGAATGGCATTAGGTTTTGCTACGGAAGCTAAAGCGTCAGGTGATATCCTGCCTATCGTTAAGTGGGACGCTAAGTCCGGCGCGATGGTCAGAGTAGATCGTTACCAAGACGCAGGTGGTGCGTGGACACGAGACGAAAACGACATGGAGATTCCTGTTAAGTTCGTCGCTGACTTCGATAACATTGAGGTCGGTTGGTTGTCCTTCGCTGGAGGTGCGCCTGACTTCCATATGGTTAAGATTGGTGGCGAGATGCCAGCCCGTCCTAGCCCTGACCACAAGAACGCCTTCCGGTTACGCATCTATAATAAAGACCTTGGGTTGCGTGAGTTCTCGCACTCAGCCAAGACTGTCTTGCGTAAGATGGATGAACTGCATAGCCAGTTTGAGGCAGAGCGTGGAGCTAACGAAGGTAAGGTTCCAGTGATTGCGATTACGTCGATTGAGAAGATATCCATCACTACTCCTGATGGATCGAAGTCTACCTATCGCGTTCCATCTTGGAAGATTGCATCATGGGTTGATCGTCCCGAAGGTTTGGATGGTGGATCGCCACCAGCGCCAGCACCTAAACCTTTAGTGCAAGAAGCAGCAGAGGAAGACGATTTATTTTGACAAACGCGGGCGGGTGGCAATAAGCTGCCCGCCCATTTTTTCGTTAGCACACGGGATTTAGCATGACTGAAAATATTGGAGCGTACATGCAACAGGTGGCTACCCACTACTGGGGTGAGCCAACAGCGAAACGAGGCCACGAGCTTAGGTGGGGTACACACGGCAGCAAGTCGGTCGATGTAAAGAAAGGCACGTGGTACGATTTTGAAACGAACGGCGGAGAAGGTGGAGGGGTCGTCGATCTTGTCAAACGCGAGGAAGGTGCAACGCTTGGTGGGATTGGTTCCATCTTGCAACGCAAGTTCGGTATCTCGTCGCAACAAGTTGAGAAGCTACGCCCGCGCGAGTATCTCAGCAAGGCGTACAACTACTACGACGACAACGGTGAGCTACGATATCAAGTTCTACGATTTGAGCCACGACGCTTCATCCAACGCCAACCAGCAGGCGAGAGTTGGGTCTATAATATGGACGGCGTTGAACCGCTACCGTACAGATTGCCCGACATTATTAAGAATCCAGAAGCGCCAATCTTTATCGTCGAAGGCGAGAAGTGTGCTGATACATTAGCGCGACACGGCCTAGTCGCCACCAGCTCACATGGTGGCGCAGGCAAGTGGCGCGATCCGCTAAACAAATTCTTTGAAGGTAGGCGCGTGATCGTGCTGCCCGATAACGATGAGCCGGGTAAACGTCACGCGGATGTGGTGATCCAAAAGCTATGGGGTATAGCCGCTGAGATAAAACGGGTGGAACTACAAGGGCTACCGCCCAAAGGCGATGTCGTTGATTGGTTCGCTATGGGTAGGGATTTGAGCGCGTTCAAACAGGCAGTCAAGGTCGCGCCGAAAATCGAGACAGCGCCGGAAATAATTTCACAGGAAATTGAGGACAAAAATCCTGACCCGTCAGACTTTTCGCTAGAAAAAAATGATGAAACGCCTCTGGCGGGTGAGGGGCTTCAAGGCCAAAAATCGGATTTTCCCGATTTATTCCCTATTTTGAGCCTCAACGATTTAATGGCATTGCCGCCCGTCGAGTGGGCAGTAGAAAACCTATTAACCCGGCAAGGGTTAGGCATTTTGTACGCGCCACCGGGGGTGGGAAAGACGTTTTTCGCGTTGGATATGGCGCTCAGTATTGCGCGCGGCGTTCCATTCCACGGGTTAGAAACGACGCAAGGCCGCGTATTGATGATAGTAGGGGAAGGTGCAGCGGGATTAGGTAAGCGCGTCAAGGCGCTCAGATACGCCCGTGGGTGGCGTGACGATGCTCCCCTATATATCCTACCCGCGAGCGTCGCCTTCGCTAATGACGGCGATATAGAGCGCCTTCTACGCACCATCGATGCGATAGGCGAAAACTTTTCGCTCGTGGTAGTGGATACGGTAGCGCGTGCCTTGCTAGGCCACGAGGAAAACAGCGCCGATTCTATGGGGCTATTCGTGGCCGCGTGTGATTCCATAAAGGCACATACGGGCGGCGCTCTGCTAGGCATACACCACGCGGGAAAAGACGCGGCGCGCGGTATGCGTGGCAGTAGCGCGCTATTAGGCGGCGCGGATAGCGTACTCAAGTTAAGCCAAGAGTACGGCTTGCTAACGTGCGAGGTGGAAAAGATGAAAGACGCGGAAGCAATCGAGCCCTTGCGTTTCCGTATGGTGCAACGCGCGCTTATAGGTGAAACGTCAATCGTGCTTGAGCGTGTCGAGGTGGAAGGCAAGGCCAAAGTTAGGCTTACGCCTTCGCAATACCACGCGCTGCGAATTTTAATGAATGCTTGCATTGATTATAACGCCGAGAAAATACTTTCTACAGTATGGCACGACGCACATAAGCGCGACGCGCCCGATGAAACGGCTCAGGCGCGCAGTGCAGCGCGTAATGCACTACAGAAGCGCGGCCTCGTGGTTACAGATAAGGGCTTTGTGTGGCCTACGCCCGAAGGCAAAGAGGCACAAAAAGAAGGGGGCTAATTGCCCCCTTTTAACTCTATTATTGTTTGGTTTA